CGGAGTGACTGAAGAGCAGTTTTTGCTGTTTCGGTCACTCCTTTTTCGACCGCTTCCTCTGTTACATCCTCAAACTCTTTCAAGTATGCGACTATTACATTGGAAAGATCGTCAACTTTAATCCTTTTATTGCTCATCAATAAACCTCTTACGTTGTTGCTATAACAGGGATATACGGTGCGGCATGCCATCCGGCAAGAACCGTTGCATCCGTGTCCGCCGTTGTCATAGCCATTACGCGACCACTTGAAAGCGGGGCAAACGAAACATCGAGCTGCTGTGTTGAAGGCTCTTTGCTATCCGTTGTGGTTGACTTATCAAGCGAAGGGCGTGAAGCCGTGCCATTGTAAAGCACGAATTTCGTTCCGAGCTGATCGCCATCCTCTTCGAATGTCATTGCGAAATGATTCGGCTCTGCGATATCTTCTACAAGAACATCATTGTCATCATTGATGTACTTGAGAATCTTCTCTCTGAACTCATCAGGAATGATCGCAACGGTCAGGTTTCCCGAATAACCGTTATTTGCTACCGATGTGTAATATTTGATGTTGTCAGCGTAGAAATCGTTTGTGTCGCCCTGCTTGTCAAGTGAAAGACTAACTGTGCCGGGGATGTCGATAACGCTGCCGTATGTGGGTACTCCGCCTGTCCAATTTGTAATAGGGATAATATGGACATTCTTAATACCAAATTTAACTTTATCTGCCATTTTCTTATCTCCTTATGTTGTTGTATGTGTTATCACTAACGAAATAGAATATGTAATCATGTAGCAATTCTCTGAATCTATATAATCCTCATACTTTTCCCATGAGATATGATTTTGTGCGAACATGGTCTCAATAGCCATTTCGCTCTTCTCATCCTTCTTTGCCGTATAAAGCTCGACATCCACTTCCTGAATGACCTGATACACCTCATCATCCGCATTGAAATTGTCCGTATTCGTACACAGATAGCATATAAACGGAAGCTTCGGCGCTTTACCGACAGGAAATGCGCGGTATGCCACCTTTTTATTGAATCCAGAGATTGAATTTAATGCCGTATTAAGATCCTTCAGCGTCATTCTCTTCTCCCTTCCTCTCCGTGACATATAATTCAATCCGTCCGTCATTACGTCTGAATGTCCGGTAAACAACATAGAGCTTCTCGTTATATTCGATAAGCTCCTGATTGCCATATTCCTGCATCCATACTGTAAATTTATACTCCGGCTTGAATCCCTGCATCCCCGCCTGGTAGAATTCGTTCATGGAAACGGAATCGACCCATCCGAATATCTCTGTCTTGGTCTGTGTTTTAATCCATTCCCCGAGATCATCCTGCGTGTATTCTATTGAGACAAGTGCGATTTTCTCTGCAAGATTCATTGATTCACCACGTTGTATATCCTGATGCCATGCCTAACTGTGCCTTCTGCTCATCGTATGACTTTTTATATGCCGCCGACCTGTCAAGTGAGCCATGCATTATCTCGAACTGATAACCGCAATATGTTATGATTGCCCTGATAATAAGCGCATCATTTGTATCTGTGCTTATGACTAAAGCATCCACACCGGCTATTCCGAGATCCTTTGCGGCCGCATCTATTAAATCCGTCAGCTCTGAATCAAAATCATTTCCACTTATGAGAAGTGCTAATTTTACTCTATCAAGCATGGTCTACCTCTGTTATGCTCTTCCTATAAATCTCCTGATATTCAGGATAAACAACAAAATGCCCGACATGACCCACCTGCACATGGGGGTCTGCCCATATCTCATGACCGAGGTCTGTTGCACGTTTGCAAAATTCGATATCCTCTCCAAGCTCACGGCTCGGGAAAAATGCGGTGCTATGATGAGACCATACATCCCTCAAAACTCCGATTTCCATCAGCACGCAAGCCATTCCACAACCAGCCACTTTAAACGGCTCTTGTGGATATTCTCCTTCAAATCTGCGCACTCCCGGATATATCTCCATGAATAGGCAACTTGGATATGGCTCTCTCCGACTATGTGCTATACCGGTTACGAACTCCTTGCCGCTTTCCATCAGATCCTCAACGAGACCCTCCGTAAATACCATGTCGGAATCAAGCCATAATATATGACTATAATCTCCCGATATGGCTTTCAACGACAATTTATCGCGACCGACATAGACAAGTGTTCCACTTTGGAATGCCACATCATAATCAATCCCATCCGCATCAAGCCTTCTGACAAGCTTTGTAAGGCTCTCCACGAATTGAAACGGCATCATATCTGTTGTAGGAATAGCAATTAATAATTTCATTTTTTCTTTGTAACAGGTTTTTTATCTGTTGCCTTCTTTTCAGGAACTTCCACTTTGGGAAGCTTCTCTTCAGGCGTTTCGACTTTTGCAGCAGATGTCTTGACAGCATCAACAACTACCGCACCGTCTGTTGATGTAAGAAAATGACACTCTTCCGGGGAGACGTCAATTATCTCCCCGGCTTTATGCCATATTCTTGCATTTTTAAGAAGCTTAACCTTCATTACGATGTCTTCTTGATGTTGCAGAACATCTTGCGTGCTGTCAACGCATGAGCCGCATACTGACGTCCAACGATCTTGACGAGGTCTGCTTCTGCCTCGGAAAGGTCATCATACTTGATTACGATGCCTTCGCCCTCAGGATAGTTAATCTGTGCGCCCTTAAGATCACCAACGATTGCATATACCTGATTATTTGATGCAGCCGAATATGCAGGAAGTGCAGAACTGAACAGAACCTTGAGACCATTGAAGGGATCAAAGCTGAAGTTTCCGCCTGCTTGTGCGCCGATAAATGAAGCATATGTAAGCTTATTCATAATGATGACAGGGTCTGATGCTTCATCGGAAAGATTAGCGAATGCTGTCGCAACGGTTGTAAGTGCCGGATTCATGCTGATTGCCGGTACGTCTACCGCTGAAGAGCTTGCGCTTGTTGAAGCTCCCGTGATATCTCCGATAACAAGAGCCGTGAGCTTCTTAACGATCTGATATGTAAGCTCATCATAGATGTAGCGAACGAGTGTCTCGCCGCCCATTGCGATTGCTTCATCAGAAACTCTGATCCATTTCTTGATGTTTTTCGGGATCATTGTAACAACGCCGAGTGACAGACTCTCTTCTGTAGGTGCTGCCGTACCCTCTGTATGCTCATATGCTCCATCGGCTGAAAGCTCAAAAGGAACTTTAAGGTTGCCACGGATATATGTCTTTTTAACTCTTGAAAGAATATCGCTCTTTTCCCATGCGGTCTTGATGATGTCCTCTACGATCGCCGGTACAGGAACTGTGCCTGATACTGTTTCTGTAAGGAGGCTTCTAACCTCTGCATCGTTTTCTGAAATAAGATAACGTGCGAATGCATCTACATATTCTTTAGATGCGCGAACTTCTGCGTTTGTCATAACTGTTCTTTTCTCCTCTTCTACTTTTTCTACGACCACAGGAGCGGGAGCTTCAGCCACCGTCTTGCGGATTTCTGCCTTTTTCTCTTCCTCTGCTGCTCTTGCTTCAAGCTCTTCCTTAATGGAACGAACTTCTGCCTCAAGTGCATCCAGATCTGCATCTTCATTGTCAAGCTCTGCTACGATTGCATTCTTGCGCTCTTCAAGCTGCTCAACTGTCATGTCCTTAATTTCCATGTTCTTTCTCCCTTAAATTTCTGAAAGTATTCTTATTCTATGCTTCTGAATCTCACGTTTCTCCCGCTCAAGTCTCTCCGCTCTCTCTGCTTCAATCACTCCGTTGAAGTAATCACGGGTTGATACGCTTAATTCCGTGGTAGGATTCGCGGGGAAGCTCACAGGTGAAACGTCAAACACCTTGGCTATCTTATCCACGACCCTTGTATGTGTTGCCCGGTCGAAATGATCCTCGGCAACAGTAAAAGCAAATGACATCTTTGGATAATTCCCTACTTTGATATCTTCATAGAGATCCCTTGCCTTTTGCGTTTTACTCAAATCCGCTCTATTCCCAAGACCATGCTCGTCGGTCCATAACTCTACTGTTCCAGCCGATGTCCGGGCATATACCGCACCTTCATGGTCAATCCTGAATACGACGTCTGACAGGTCCGCATCATCAAATGCATGAGGATCTATCTGCTCGAAGTATTCTGTGCCTTCATCATCCGTAAACATGTGATAAGGCTCAAATGTGGATGCATATCCACGCACCTCATAACTCGGTGTCTCCTCTTCCTGATTTACACGAAGCTCCATGCTTCTGTACTCTCTGTCATTCTTCATCGTTTACATTCTCCTCATTAATCTTCTCATCAGCATTCCAATACTCACCGCGTATGATACGTGCATCTCCGCCATCTACCGGCGGAAGATTCCATATCTCGCGAACATCATTGATGCTCATTACCCCTCTATCAAGCAATTGGCTCGACACATTCAGCTTGTCCTTGTTGGACATATATAAAAGCCTGTTTGCCGTAAGCAATACATTATTTCCGGCGCCCTGCTCTCTGAACGTATAAAGCATCCTTGTAACGACCTCCGAGAATTGAATCGCAAATGGCTCGACAGCCCCTTCGTAAAAAGCACTCCACGCATCTCCAAAGGCTTTATTCTGCAGAATGTCCTCATTCACCATGAAATACTGATAGACATTCTTTTCTATCAGTGCCATCTCATCAGCCGCAACAGTATAAGGCTCTGACTTGACCTGATTGATATTGCTATATGTGTTAGGGAACAACAGAAGGCCTCCACCCTCGGCTTCCTTACTGAAATTCTCCTCCGTAAACCGCTTACGCTCTTTTGCCAGATCATCAGCCTTGCTGAAATTATTGACCTGCGCATAGAACCGGTATGTTGCCGCCGATTTGACCGCTTCCTGAATTCCCTGATTCTGTATGTTTATCAGGTCCATTGTCGGATATAGAGCATGGTTATTCTCTCCCATGAGGTCATTCCTATATTGGAACTTTGTCATAATCCCACAATAATCAAACTCAATTGCCGCCTTTTCTCCCCATCGGAATTCATACCGCAAATATGGAGTGTCTCCATATTGAACAATTTCGCAGCTTGACGGCAAAGGACAAAACATTCCGCTCACATCCCCATATTTGTCATAAATCGGAATAATGAATGCCGTATTATGCACATCAAGGACCGTTGAAAGCCTGTATAAGAATTGGCTCCATGTCTGGAACTGATTCGGTCCTTTTTTCAGCTTATTCTGAAGTGCAGGCCTTGCAGACCCATTTGCCTCAAATTTCAGCTTCGAAATATGAACTGCGCGCGCATTGATGGCAGACCTTATAAGCTCTGATTCATACAGGCCTCCGCTCCATGAAGTGAATCTCGGCTCATATCCATTGAGCATTTTGAACTC